GCTACATAGACGCTGACGAGGACAACAACGAAATGACCATCACCCAGGATGGTGATGACATGTCCGGTGAGATTTATATGAGCGGTGACGACAACGTCTACACCATTACGCAATCAGGGACGGGCAATCACTACGCCAAGTTCTATGCGTTTGGTGATGACAGCACATGGACAGTTACTCAATCAGGATCTGGACACCACGATGCCTACATAAAATCGTCGACGAATTCAAACAATAACGATGCGACCATCACGCAGAGCGGATCAGGTAACAAAGACGGCGATATAGAGTTCAGAAATAATCCGTCTGATAACTCAACGGTCAACCTAACGCAGAGCGGGAACGGAGCGCACGTTGGGAACATACGGGTGGAGCAGGGTAACTACACAGTGAACGCTACGCAGAGTGGCGTCAGCGCGAAGGCATACACGGTAGTGTTGGATTGCACATCGAGCTGCAACAAAACTATCACCGTTAATCAGTATGACTGAAATCAAACCCACTAATGTTTCCATTGTAGAAGTCCTGTGGGAGGATTCGTGGGTTGAGTCGAAGGATTTTTCGTTGAAGGAAATTTCAAAGCTCAAACCAGTTCTGCGTTCCACTGTCGGATACACGGTGGATTGCACCGATGAGTGCTTAATTCTCAAAACTGATTTATACGTTGCCGATGAAAAAACAATCAACACACCGATGATAATCCCTTGGAGCGCAGTGCTCGCGTGGTGGGAATTTGAAGTGCATTGAAGATCTCTCTTGCTATCTTGGCCGTGTTATTGCTCCTGCGAGTCATTGATCCCTGGCCTGTAGAAACTCTGCGATTAAAATACTTCGATGCGTTGCTGACCATCAGCGATCCGGTCCAAAGCGAAACCATTTCCCTCTATAACATTGACGAATCGGCATTAGCCGAGGCCGGGCAATGGCCCTGGCCTCGTCAGCAACTTGCGGAGTTGAATCGTGAGCTACGTGATGCGGGTGCTGCGGCGGTGGTGTACTCGGTGCTGTTTCCAGAGGCGGATCGCTTCGGGGGCGATGCTGAGTTTGCTGAGAGTATGGCCGAGATCCCAACATTTCTTTCTGCGGTGGCGACTGCCGACACAGATCGACAGGACGGCTGGCAGATCGGGGTAGCGACGTTGGGCGACGTCCATGAGAACGCGATCAATTACCCTGGCATCCTGCCGAATGTCCCGGTACTCCAAGCTGCCGCCACCGGGACCGGCGTGGTCAATACCGCCCCGGAGGTGGATGGGTTGGTGCGCCGAGTGCCGATGCTGGTCAGGGTTGGGGAGAGCCTGTATCCGGCGCTGGGGCTGGATGTACTGCGGGGTCTAGCCGGAGATCCTTCTTATCAGGTTAGAGGCTCTGAGAGTGGCATACAGTCCGTTAGAGTGCCTAGTTTTGATACGATCAATACAGATGCGGCTGGGCGGGTCTGGATAGACTGGGTGACGAGATTTTCTTCTGAACCCCTGGCTGGGACCATAGTTTTTGTCGGTGTCACCGCCGCCGGGGTCTCACCGCTCGTACCGACTCCACGGGGACTCATGTATCCCCACCAGGTTCAGGCTACCCTTTTTGAGACTCTTTTGAACGGAACCTCCCCGATTCGCCCGGACTGGGCGTTAGCCGCAGAAATCCTGACGATTCTCGTTCTAGGGGGCTGTATAACGGCGGTGACGAGATTTGCAGCGGTAGCTTGGGTCAGCGCATTGGTTCTTGGGAGTGGTGTTCTAGCAGCCTCTGCGTCCGTCTACGCGTACATGCGTCTGGGAGCCTTGATTGACGCGGCTTTCCCGGTGGTCACTATTCTGATTACAGGGGCAACGGGCATTGGGCAGCGGATGATTAGCGAATACCGTCAGAAGTTACAGATCAAGGGGATGTTTGGGACGTATGTATCCCCCAAGTTGGTACAGCAGTTGGTGGATGATCCCAGTCTGATGAAGCTCGGTGGGGATACCAAGACCCTGACCTTCCTCTTTGCAGATATTGTTGGCTTCACCCCCATCTCAGAGCATTTCAAGAACAACAATGACCCGCAGGGACTGGTGACCCTCATCAACCGCCTGCTGTCTGCCCTGACCGATGTAGTGCTGTCCCTCGATGGGACCATTGATAAGTACATGGGCGACTGCATCATGGCGTTCTGGGGCGCTCCTGTGGACTGCGATGACCATGAGGAAAGGGCTGTCACCTGTGCTGGCTTGATGCTGGTAGCCTTGGAGCATCTCAACAAGGAGATAGCAGCGGAGGGTTTGCCCACGCTGGGCATTGGCATCGGGGTCAATACTGGCCCTTGCGTGATCGGCAACATGGGCGGGGAGAAGCGTTTCGACTACTCAGCCATAGGCGATGCGGTGAATGTCGCTGCTAGGCTGGAGAGTAGCACGCGCAAGTACCCGCAGGATGTTCTGATTGGCGAGACTACTGCCAACGCAGTGCCACACCTAGTTGAGTATCTCGATTCGATTGAAGTGAAGGGTAAGAGCGAGAAGCTCAACGTCTACACGCTAACTGATTATTGACCGAGTGAAATAAATCTCTAAAGGGTTGACTTCCAGAATTCTTTCACTTCCACGTTATCTGTGTTAAGGCTCAGACCATATGGAAAACTGCCCATTCAGCGGTGGTATTGGCTCTGGCATATCGATACATTGCAGTGACAGGGCTGTGAGTCCCTGGGCCTTGGTCTTGCCACAAATACTCCAGCCAGCCATCTGGTAGCAATATCCGGGGTCTTTCTTGGGGATCGTTTTTTTTCTATCAACGAAAGTGACGATCCCCTGCTCTGGCACATCGGGCCATACCCATAGAGTCACCGCTACAGCTTGTTTGATTAAATCAGAAGATAATCCAGCTCCCTCATTTCTGAAGCATGAACAGACCCACGCCCCCGCCCATTCATGTTTAGTATATTCAGCAAACGGCCATGAGGTGATCCACAGAGCTTTCCCCTGCTTGGTTTTAGCAATAAGAACCACGCATCTCCCAGGCGGAACAAACTGGGGAGTGCCTATTTTCTGTCGGTTGTAATGCCTGTCTGCTATCTCACGGCATTCTGGGTCAGCTCTATGCCTGAGTTCCCAGATCGTATTATTCGGCATTACATTAGACCCCTCGAGTCTCTTCCACCTAGAGCCTCAGATCAGATCGCTTTGGTTCCCGTCGTGGTGCATGGTTTGGTCTCCTCTGTTTCAAACTGAATCATTAAGTCCAAATAATGTCGGGCCTTCTCTAAGTCCTCGAGACCTCCCTTCGTTCTGTAGCGGCAAAGGTATTTAATGACATTACCTGCAGCGAATCCCAGGCGATTTCGTTCAATGAACTCGAACGGCTGGATAGCTAGTTTTTTGTAATGATCACCGCCGATCTGTTTATCAAATGCGCTCACGCTCTCCGCCATACGCGCACCCCTTGGGAGCCATCCTCAATAACGGACCTGGCCGTGAGAACGAACCCTTGTGTCGATTTGATGTAGCTCATTCTGTTAGAAAGCACTTTATATGCGTTGCCGCCAGCAATAACCCCACGAAAAAACACGCTGTCACCTGATTCCAGCTTACGCAAAACGGCGAAGGGATGCCCCTCGTTGAATCGAGGGGCAGGCATAGGGATGCCCTTGTCAATTTTAAGGGTGGCGTCATCCATCGAAGTTCAAGCAGCTGTAGCAAAACGAAGGCTCGTCCTCTTCTGGTTCATCTCCCAAAATCGGGTAAAAATGACTACCGCATTCCTGGCAAGTCCAGTATTCAGGCGGATTTAGCGGGCGTTCCGGCAAATCTTGCATGGTGTTTCCTCATTGTTGATAATCACTCGGCGTCAGTGGCGACAGTTGTGTTGGATAATCTTCCTGGCTCGTCTGCCGCCGCGTTCTGAAGAAGCCTTCGTACTGTGGATGCATACGCATGAATCGTCGCGCATAAAAAGCGCGGTAGTTGTTGTTCAGCTTGAACTCGCAGAGACCATTGCCACCAGCCGTATCAACCTCCCATCTGATGCGCTCAAAGATGGCATTGACTGAATAGTGTCTGAATCCTCTGTCGAGGATCTCCTTGGTAAATCGCACGAACAGATCCCATACCTCTGGATGTTCAGCATGAAAAACTGAGACCTGATCGCGCATCTCGTCTAAGCGAGTTATCTTTGAATCAAAACGGGAAGTCATCATCCGCAGCAGCAGGAGCAGCAGCAGGAGCAGCAGCAGCAGCAGGGGCTTCTTCGCTACCATCAAACAGGTGATTGAACTGGGATGGATAATACACATCACCTGAAACCCGAAAGTATTTCTCGCCGCTCTCTTTAGCCGTGTTCAGCCACGCTGCTAAATTTATTCGTGGCCCGAGATCCGGGGGCTGTCCCGTCTTCTCCCAGCCATCATTTTGCAAGAGAACAACCAAGGTTTTTAGCATGTCTTTGGTGATGACCAAATGACCACGATACGGCGGCTGTCGGTTCTCCTCGTTTGCGTCTGCGTTTTTCCACAAGCCGCCTTGTTTGGAATTGGGGTACTTATCCATTTTCAGTTTCCTTTATTTCGTTGAGTAAGCTATAAAGTTGCTCCATCTCCAGAGCACGAATTTTGTCGAGTCGTTTGTTCAAAGACTGAATCTCTTCTTTGAATCCTGCGTTATACAACTCGACCAGGGTTTTCTTGTTGCCGTTGGAACTGGTGAAGCGGTCCACCCATCCAGCAACCGTTTCGGGATCACCTAGCTGTGGTGCCGCCCCTTCGGGCGGCAGGGCAAATTGTAAGATGGTCTGAAAAATATAATCTATCAGGCCAGCGATGGTTTCTTTGGTTGCGCTAGCGACTAAATATCTCTGTTCAACCATACGTTCTTCCAGCAGGGATGGTTGTTTGGGCTCTGTCGCCGGGGCCGGGGGTTCTTTAGGTTTTGGCGCTGGGGCTTCTGCCTTGCCTTTAATGGCGTGGTTCACCTCATCGAATGAAGCATAGTTTCCGCCGCCCAGGCCACAGGCCGCCAGGCTCCTACCAATTGACGAAGTCATGCAGTTCTCTACTGCGCTTGTTTTATTAACCATTCCTTCGCCACGAAATTCTTCCGCGAAATCATTGGCAATGACGCGCCAGGAACCATCGACAAAGACACTGATGGTTGTTTCAACCAAGACCTTGGTTTCATCGACCACATGGATTGTGGAAATAATCCTTCCATCCTCGCCGTAGGCTTCTCTAAAGGCTTGGACTCGCGTATGAACCTCCGCATAGAACTTTCCTTTGATATTTATCTTGTCTGAATCAGGCAACTCAGACATCTGTGCCACGGCTCCCATGAGTCGGTCTGGTCTTTCCTCGCTATTCACCACATCTTTCTCCTTACTGAGTGGACTTGTAATTAATTATTTCCGCTAATTCTTTGACGCTGAGTTGGTCAAATAAGGTGAACGGTATTTTGGCAACAGCCAGCCCACCCATTGAAATCACCACTTGATCGTTGGCTAGGCTCATTCCTAGATTCGCTTGCTTGAACCGCTCATCAGCCCAAAGACCCAGCATCTTTCTCTCAATCGAATCCTCGGCGTGGAATTCAATGCTGATTGATTTGCTGAGATCAAACGTCGCCATCGCTCTGCTCCAGATATGCTTTGTGCTGACTGCAAAAC